ATATCCAGGCACATAGAAGCAGAAATGTTCTGACAATTCTCTTTCAGTGCTAGATTCACAACTTATTTGTAAAAAACTCTCGTTTAATTTTGATACAGCTATCGTTTCCATTATATAATCTGCTTTAATCTCCTAACGGTACTACTTATATCACTACAAAGATAATGGTTTATATACCATTCGATAAAGGAATCTGCATACACTGGTCTATACCACGATAGATCACGTACTAGTTCTTTTAGTTGTGGCAATGTTTGTAATTTCTGAGTAGCCCAATGATATTCTGGCCATCCATAAGATATGACTGGAACCTCATGCATAAGGCAGTCTATACCAGCAGTTGAATTATCTACGATTGCTACTTTTGTTTTTGGCAAAATACTATGTATTGAATCGAATGCAGTTATGACTCTATGTCCAGCATCTTCCCATTTTTTTACAAGGGCCTTATTTTTATATCTTGGATGCAATTTTATAATTAGGTTTTCATCTTCTAATGTTTTTACAATCATCTCTAATTTCTTTATATGATCGCCAAAGCCAAATCCATTAACTGTCTCATCGTCTGGCATCTGACCTATAATTAATATATGATCGTCTTTTACATTTTTAGAATCTCTCCATTTAAGTAATATTGAATCATCCCATTTATTAGGCTTAGTCTTTCTTAACTCTTGTATACTTACCCAGTCCCTTCGTTCTATATCTCCAAAGATATCATCCGTTGGCTTTTCATATGCAAGCATAGAGGTATTGGCGTATCCAATAGTATCTAATGCAAAGTGTTTTGATGTAGGCGCGGTAGGTTTAAATATTATATTATTATCAGTAGTAATTTCTGATTTGTGACAATGATTGTATATATTTAGATCTGGATTATCGGATTCTATGTGGCCAAGTTCGTTTAAGGACTGCCTTATTATATCCTCAAATTTAGTAAAATTATCAAAACGATATTGATATATTTTATATTCCACTAGTAAACTTTCTCCATTCAATCATATTCTTAATGTTCTGATGTCTCCATTTGATGTTCTCTAACATCTCCTTTAGTACCATCGTTACTTCTTCTAAATATGCTATTTTTGCTTGATGCTCCTGTATAACAGGATCCGCATCATAATATTTATCCATATCTCCTTTAAGCACAGTATTACCATGTAAAGGATCATATTCCCAACCCTTTGCGTCCATTTCTTCTCTAGACAACTTACCAGTATAGTGGTTAAATTTATCTCTAAGGATTATTTTAAATTCGAGATCTGCTTTCTTTAAGCGCATTCGATTTGAGCTGAGTAGCTCTAGGTATTTTGAGTGTAATTTTGCCGATTGTCTTGATGCTTCATCTAAAGCCATCTCATCGATTTGTGAATCTTTCTTCCACATGTCTAAAATCATTTCTAAGTTCATTATATCTCCATAATTAAATTTTTGCTAACCTTCTATTATACCATATAATGGCACAAATGTACATGCTAAGTTTTAGACAAACTCGAATGTGGTGTAGCTAAAGGTCACGGTGCCTTGTAAATACTCAATATCTGTTGCTTGAGTATTGAATTCTGCGCCTGATAATGCTGTAGGGAAACAATCGTTAAACTTGATTTGTTTCGTTACATTATTATGAGACGATAGGATAAGTAAGGTAGCATCGGACTTAAATGTTTCACCGGTGTTTATAACGTTATGCATCCAATCATATGTTTCAATATAATTTTCCATATTTTCAGTAATATTGAAAGTTATTTGTAGATCTTCGAATGTCATACGGTCACCAGTCATAGCAAGGTTTGCACCTCTATATGGTACTTGTACAGCTCCTAAACTTAATCCAGGTAGTGTAACTTGAGTACAAAAATATTCAAGGTTAGGATACTCGTTAGCATCCATTTTAAATCTAAATCCTACAGGACTTAAAAAATTCTTATTTGCTGTTAGACTTGCCATTCTTCTCTTCCTCTTCTATCTTTTCACGTTCAGATTCCCACCAATTCCAGCGGCCATCTACGTCTTTTTCTTTTTCCATATATCTATTTATACAAAAAGAGGGCCGAAACCCTCTAGTGTTATACTTATTTCTCGTTTACAAATGCGTTTAATGATCTTGCTGTCGCAATAACATCATCTGCAGTAATCTCAACGATCGGTAGCGGTGAATCTTTTCCACCGACACCTCCCTGTTCTATTCTAAAATAATGTGCATCGACTACGCGTTGCGCATTTGATTCTAATAGACCTTGTGCTTGGGATAATAAGTCGGCTCTGATTTCGAACCCACTCTTTGGGATAGTATTTTGGTTATACATATTTTTCTCCGTGTGTGTGTATGGCTTCTCTAAGTGAGTTACCTGCTATTATTTATACGCAAAAAAAAGGCCTCCGAAGAGACCTTTTTAAAGTTATTTAAAACTTTGGCTTACACCATGATGTCGTCAACACGGAAGATTCTGAAATAAGGGTTAGCTCTATCAGTACCTGTTCCATCGACAGCAACAAATGGGTTAGTAACCATACCATATCTAGTTTTGAAACCGATTCTTGGTTGGAAGTCCTCTTCGCCAATTGCTTTAACCATAGTTAAAGGAACGTAAGGGCAATAGAACATACCAGCGTCATAAGGATTAGAACCCCTATAACCTACACAAGCAAAGTCAATTGTTGCATAAGGATCGATATAAACTTTCAAACGGCCGTTAAGAACACCAGCAAAAGTATTACCAGTATCGTCAACGTTTAGATTTGAAGCAAGTGCAGGAGAGTAATCTAAAACGCCAGCAGCTGCAAGAGCAGAAGCAACATCAGAAGAACATATAACAAAGTTACCTTTTCCTCTTCTTGTTTCTTTAGCAATTACGTTTGCTTCTCTTTCGAGTTGCATTACTAGACCTTTAAATTTCTCAGCCATCCATCTTCCATCACTGTCAGTTCCGACATCAAAGATACCAGAAACAGCTGTTGAAGTTTGAAGTGCACCAATTTTAGCTTTAGTAAGAACTGTTCTTACCATTTCTCTATTGATTTCCGCAAGGATTTCAGAAGAAAGAATGTTAGCTAATTCGGATTCAGCATCTAAACCGTGAACGGCTTTAAGATCTTGTGCTAATTCCATTGTGTATTCAGCTTTAAGTGCTCTAGACTTAGCAGTTACAGTAGATTTCTCGATTGAGAAAGCCATTTCACCGAAAGCAGCACCAGCTCCACCTGACATACCACGTTGTTCTGCTGTGGCAGTCGGTAAACCTGTACCGAATGTGTTTGTGATATCAGCAGCTGCTGTATCAGCGATAGATCCATCAGTATCAGCATCGGTTGCACCGCCTAATCCTGTTGGTTCTGCTTGATGAGTACCAGTACCTGAAAAATCGGTATCGGCTTCACCAAATAAAGCTTCAGTTCCAGCTTGTGTGCTGTATCTTGACTTCATTGCGAAGATAAGACCAGTTGGTCCTGTCATCGGTTGAACACCAGCGATATCGTAAGCGATAAGGTTTGGCATTGCGCGCCTTACTAAAGAGATAAGTACAGGATCAAAGTTAGAAATCCCAGAGCCAGTCGCGTTAGCGTGGGCTTCTGTGACGTTTCCAAAACTTTGTTGTACTCTTTCTTCTTGTAGAGCGATTTCTTGGTTTTCCAAGAGTCGAGCTGTAACTGCTTGCTTGTACTTGCTTTCTATAGCTGGAGCATCTCCGTGCTCAAGTACTGGCTGCCACTTTTCGACTAATTTATTATCTGCGTTAAACATTTTTGTTTCCCCTATATGATAATTATTTAAGTGATTTAGTTATTGCTTGTGTGTATCTGCTCATTGAGTCAGAAAGATCAGCCGTAGCTTCTCCGTCCGATACGATGGCCGCATCTACTTCAGATTCAGCTTCTTCAGTAACATTTGTAAAGTATGATTCTTTAACAGTTTTTACTTTCATTTCGAAAGTTTCTTTGTCTTCAAAATCAATAGCTTCCACTAATGATGCTAATTTTTCTGCTTCTGTGTCAGCAAGTCCTAAAGATTGTTCCCTTACAATTTCAGCTCTTTCAAAAGATTGAGTTGATGAATGTAAAGAAATATTTTCTTCTGTGGATTTATTGAGCGCTTCTTCTAGTTCAGAAACTTGATCGGCTAAATCGTCGATTAAGTCTGCTTTACCTTCCGGTACTTCAATATAATGTTCCTTAAAGACTGTTTGTAAAGAAGCCATAAAGTCTTCAGCAATTTCAGTCCTAAGACCTGTGCTTACTGCAACTTCGTTTTCTTTCATCCAGTTCTCAACAACGTATCCTAAGTAGTTATCTACTTTTTCTACGAGTGAAGTTTGAAGCTCATTAACTTCTTCTTCAAGGTTTTGCGCGTATTCAGATTCTAGTCTGTCAATTTCTGCACTTACTTTACTTTGTAAAGCAGCTTCAAAAACTACACCAGCTTTGTTTCTAAATCCATCTGATAACGTAGCTTCTTCAGAAACTAAAGCATCTAAATCTTCTGAATAGTCGATATGCGATACATCAGTACCTTCGTCTTCTTCAGCTGATTCGATTACTCGAACGCCTTCGTTTGTTACCATTTTTTTGAAAATAGCTTGCGCTTCTATTTT